CCACTTTTTTTAGGAACCATTTTAAAATGTGGAGATCCAGGTATATCTTCTTTTTCCATTATGATTGCGTCTTTATCTACATTCTTTTTTTGTTGCTCTGTTAATTTCTTTTTTTTCTTTTTTTTCTTTTTTGGTGGCATTTTTGGAAATTTTTTACTACCACCTTTAAAAGGGCTACTAGGAGTTGGCGACTGTTTTCCTTTGCTAAGCAAATCACCAACGGGTACTCTTATCTCTAAACCTTTTTCTTTTTTATTTGGCATAACAGTTAATGTATAGTGGGTTTTAAAAGATTTAGCAAGTCTCTTCCATTATGATCCATAATTTTATCGTACTCTTTTTCAGTAAGGTTGTTGTGGTACAGCATTTTTGCTACACCCATCATTGCACCCGCTAAAAGTATTTGCTCTTCTTGATTTGTTACACCTGTATCAGCAAAATTCATCAATTCGTTAAAATATTCCTGTAATTTATCTGTCGCTGTTAACATTTTTTGCATTTTCCTTAGATAGATTAACATTTGCACGCAATTGCGCAATATCTTCGTTAGATTGTATCTTTTCTTTCGTTAAGTCCTCGGTTTGCTGCATTTTTTGCGTGTCAATATCAATTCTAGCAGCATCATTTTCTGCTTTTCGTTGAATATCTTGTGCTTTTAACTGTAATTCTTGTTGTTTTAGTCCAACAAGAGGGTCTTGACCTTGACCTTCCATAGCTTGTTGCTCTTCAATAAACATTTCTTCAATAAACTCTGTTGCTTTTAACGAAATTTGACGTTCCATTTCCTCTTGGAATTGAGCTTGTAATTCTGGTGGTAATTTACCACCAAATTTAGCCGCTTCTGCTTGTACTTGTTCTTGATTTTCTGCTTCAACCATCTGTCTTGCTAATAAAGATATGTGTTCCATCACATGTGCTTGTAATAATACAGTTGCTTGAGGATTATTTCGAACTAACATTGATGATAAAAATGTTCTATGTGCATCTATGTGTGCTTGATGCTCTTGATTTCTAAAAGCAATTAATTTTTTACCAAGTAATGAATCAGAATTTTCTAACGCAGGGTCTTTTGGTTTCGGTGTATCTGGTGGAGGTAAAATAGCATCTATATCTTTTACTCCAAGTGATTGATACATTCTTTTATACGCCTCATATATGTTATGTGACTTTGGATCAGACTGTGCCATCTGTAACTGTGTTTGTGCCAACGTAACACGTTGAGACATAGAAAAAATATTTGGATCAGACACAGGCATGATATCAACACGTTCATCGAAGTCAGTTGATTTGACACTTGGTACAGCACCACTTCCTACATCATACGGATATCGTTGTGGTAAAAATTCTTTAAATACTTTTGCTAGTAAATTAAATTCTGTTTTTTGTGCATAGTGTAATCTTTTATGTATTGCACTCATGACTCTTGATCCTCTTTCAATCAAAGCCATAGTTGTTCCTACAGGTGCATTTGCTGCTACACTGTCACCAATTTTTTGATCAGCGATAGAAGCAAAACGTTGTCCCGCTTGTACAACAAAACCTAATAATTGAAATAAAGTTTGATCTGCGCCTTTATATGGTAAAGGCATAAGCCCTGATCGTAAATCTCCACTTGGTGCATCAACATCTCTAAACTCGCCAGGTTGTATTGGAGAATCATCATCAGCAATACGTAAACCTCTTGCTTTAAATCCTGCTGGTAGATTTGCTAAAGTTCCTGCATCAAGTAATTGTCTAAGAGCTGCTGTTGCCGTTCTTGATAAACCACCAAGCATGTGAATTAATCCATAACCATAAAAGCCAAGACCAGGTAAAAATTTGTAATGTACAAAATATTGTTTTTTCTTTTTTAAAGCATCTTGTTCATCATAGTTTCTGTAAACTGATAAAACATTACCTGAACCTTCATCTATTGTTACAATGTAAGGTAATTTAATTCCATCAGGATCTTCAAAACCAGGAACATCTAAATCAACATGCATTTCTAGTAAAGTGTAAGTATCATTTTTATAACCAGAACCTGTTTCTTTTACACCATCCATTTTATTAATTTGTTCTTGAATGCTATTAGATTCAGGATCTTCATATTCTTCTAAATCTACATCACGGTAAAAACCTGTGACTTGTAGTTTACGAATATCATTTTCAGTTCTTTTTAATACGTGTGTAATTCGCTCTGCTGTTCCCAAATCTGTTGCTGTGTAGGGAACAATTAATTCTTCACTAGGAATAAACTTTGATACAGCTCTTCCCATTGTAGAATCATAATATACTTTTTTAAAACTTGAACCTGATAATGGTAAATAAAACAACATCTGATCTAAGTCAGGATCAAAGTCTTCCATAACGTGCATAACTTGATAGTTCATAAACTCTTGTACACGTTGAGCTTGTTGTTCTTTTTGTGGATCAGATTTACCAATCATTTGTACTCTGACTGGACCATTTGCAGGCAATAACTCTTTGTAAGCTTGCGCTTGAAACTGTGTAACTGTCTCTGATAACAAAGGATGTGTTACACCACTTGCTCCTTGAAAAGGTTGTGATCTATCTTCATACTTAAAGCCAAGTAGTTTTAATCCTTTTGCATAAGCATCATACCACTCTTCTCTTGATGAACTATCCTCTTTATAATCACCAATAAGATCAGATGACATATCCTGTAAATCTTTTTCATCCATGTACTCAGCTAAGTTAGAATCAAATTCTACTTCCATCTGTTCATCTATTGGATTAATTAACGCTCCGCCATCTTCTGTCATTTCAATGTTTTCAACTGTTAGTTGATCTTCAGGTGTTTCAATAGTAACAGATTCTGTTTCTAGTTCTGTTGGTTCCCCTGTAATTCTTCTATCCACGGCCATTATGCTACCTCAAATATATCAATATGCTCGACAAGTCCACCTTGTGCTTTGTGTGTTTTATATGGTTCTAACATCTCAGGAGTAATTTTAATAGCAAAAACTGGCTCCATATCTTTTTTGCTAGGTATTGTGATAGGTTGAACTCTATAGTTTGGATTAGACGTCAATAGCTCTCTTGCTTGATCTTCATTTGTTAATGTTGCTACCATGTTACCATTTTGATCGGTGACACGATATTGAGTTGACCCTCTTCCACCTTTTAACTGTACAGGCATGGTAATCATTTCTGAATTATTACTCTGTGCTTGTCTTTTTAATATTGTCTCTATTGTAGATGTGTAGTGTTTTGGTTTTCCAAAATTAGAGTTAGTAGCCGCTGTTCCTGAATTATCAATTACATTTGAAACAGAATCAGGACCCCCATAAAACTCGTCCATACCAATACCTTTGTATTGTGAATCTATAAACTGACCATTTCTTTTAAAAGCATCAAAGCGTCTTGCTTTATCGGCTGCTCTGTCAGCTTCAGATGTCGCGGCATTTCCTTGAAAGTTATATCGTTTACTTACATATTTTGATGGTGATACAGCATAATAGGAGGACGCATCAGGATCTTTTAATACAAACTTTCTTTACGCTAATTCATATAAATCTTTTTTAATTAACGCATCTGCCCACTCTTCTCTATTTTTAAATGGTAAGTCAGGAAAAAGTCCCGCCATTGTATTGGAATCAACGGATAATACTTCATCTAACATGTTATTAATATTATCATTTAACAATCCTGCTAAACGATCTATCTGTGTTTGATCTATTTCTCTTGTTGCAATGTAGTTATTGACAATATCATCTACCTCTGTTTCTAATTTATTAATACGTTGTGCTATAACATCTACCTCACCCTCGGTTTTTGTCAGTGGTCTAAAGACTGATTTATTTTTTTCATAGAAATCTATTGTTGCCTGCGCTACGCGGTTTAATCCTTCTAAATTTGTATTTGCTGCACCATCTTCTTGTATTTTTTTAAGGGCCGCGGCCAGTTGTTGTTTACGCCCTGCCGCTGCTTGTAATAAATCGGATTGTATCTCATCGGCAAATGTTACACGAACCACGCCACTCGGATCAACGCCCGATGCCTTAGTTATCTGTTCTTGTAACTCGTTATTCTTAACAATGTGTTGATCAAATTGATCAACAAGCCCTGGGCTTATTTGATCTAACTGGTCAGCATATTTTGCTATAACAGATAGTTTGGGAATATCAGAGCCAAACTCACTTA